TTATGCTTTAATCATAGGTGTTAATGTCTCTGTGATATCTTTTACTTGATTTGATTGTGACGTGAATTGACTCGCTTGATCAGGGGCTGAACTACCATTATGTGTATGGCTAGCACTCGTTTTAGCTATTGCCTCCATCACAACCATTAGGCGCTGCAGTAGCTGCAATATATTTGTTTTACTATTACCTAACCACGTTTGTGGCGCTTGGTAATGCTGTGTTTCTCCTGCCACACTGCGACGTAAGCCCCCAATAATATCAACCAATTCCCCTGCAGTAGCTGTATGTAAATTACCTAGCGTCCCTAACTCAATATTATCCCCCGCCATGATTTCAACGTTACCCAACGATTCAATCACTTTGCGGCCAACTTCTTCATAACTAAGCCCGTCAACCTGTAACCTTTGTTGCCCAAACGTTCCCGTATAGCGATCGGCGACATCTTGTTTAATCATTGCTTCATCAGTTTGATGACCATCTGTTGCACGGTGTTGATGGCCGTTAGGGGTTGTTCTTTGGAAGACTTCAGCTCGCTGTTGTAACAGCTGCTCATCTGGCGCAATATCTGGCAATGACCAACCATAACCCAATATGGTACGGATAAAGGCTTTATCCGCACGGCCATAAGCAAAAGCTAATTCAACCATCGTTCCTTCTGTTGGGGTTGCCATATTGCCTTGCTCATTACCTCCTGCGCCAACAGGTAACGGTAAGGCTTTATACACAGGCACCGTTTTATCTGGCTGCCCGTTCTCATCAAGGGTTTGCACATCCGCCGCATAGCGAGGACGAAAAGGATCATTAACTTGCCCTGCCGTCGCTTTATCTGCAACAGCCACAACCACACCAAATTTAGGTAAATGGTAACCTGCCGCCAATTCAGGAAAAGCCTGACGGATTTGACGTTGTTCAGGGGTAGTTTGCTCTGCAGACGTTCGCCATGTCAGTGTCATTTCATCCCCCACCACAACCACTTTCTTGATGGCTTGACCATTCACCCAAGCGTGCGGTCGGATCGGCGGAAATAACATACATTGCATAACATTACCGCCAGCACTGGCCGTGGTTAATTCAGAGGGAATAACAACCGGATTGTGGGCCCATTTAGTATCGTGATAACTGCCTAACCAGATAAAGCCATCAGGTTGCTGATACCATGTAAAATCAGGTATTTCAAAGGCTCGACCAATATTGTTCAATAATTGATAACCGCTGCCCTGGTGGGAAAAGTTCGCAATGATTTCATCTTGATAATGACTATCACTGTTTTGTGGTAACACAAATTGTAAGCCGGTGTTATCAGTGATGGCTGCGAGTATTTCAGAAATAGTGCTATGTTGAAAACTCACCGATTGAGGACTATCCAATAAAAAACATAACTCACGAATAATAATACGGTAATAACCCGTTTCATTCGGCGTCACTTGTGTCACGAACCCTGTAAACCACTGTGCGACATTAGAACCCGCAATACCCAAATCAATGCGCACCCGTTGACCTTTTTCAACATATCCCTTCACCGTTAATGCACCACGGCCTCCGGCATTCGCTTCTAATACCAACGTGTGATCGCTCGCTTCCCGCAATTGACCGTCAATGAAAACGGAATGGATAAACTTCATTTCAGTCTTTCCCATATTTGATTTTGCAATAAGGCGGCCAAATCACCTTGGCTTTTACCCGTCACTGATTCTATTAACCCCTGTGGCAATACCGGTATGTTGTCAGTGATTTGCTGTTGTGCGGTATTAACCCGGTTCATTAGTCCATCAGGTAATCTCTCTGTGACACCCTCTTTTGCCTGATCCATCATCGATGCAAGTAATTGCCGCTCTGTGGCCTCACTGGGTGAATCAACCTCAACTAACGTGAATGAGATTTTCCAAGCACGGAGATTTTCTTGTTCTGTGGCTGTAATACGACCAGAGAAACGCACTTTTCGAATATTCAACACACGTGCAATATCACATCCAATCGTGTACGTTTGGCGAATAATTCGAGTATGTACTTCCTTTTTAATAACGGTGGGTGCCGCTTCTTTGACGGTATGACGGGTACTTTCTACCCACACCTTTTCGCCACTTTTATTGGTTGACCAATGTCCGTAAGCGCCTACGTATTTTTCTGTTATTCCACCGCCTTTTTTCACAGTAACGGTGTCTGTTTTTGTTTGTTTGGCCGTCGCCAATGTAAACAATGTTTCAAGTTGATCCCGTTCATTAAAGGGGATCAATCCTGTCACGGCTAATACCTTACTTTTATCCCCTTGCTCTGCGTAGCTGGACGAGGACGATTGCGCTGATAAGTCTTTATCTTTAAGTTCAAAGCTCGGTGAAATACGGATAGCTTTTAAGACAATGGATTTCCCACCAAGGGTGAACGTCGGGACATTGGCACGGCTCCATGGAATAGCCGGCACAGTATCTAAAACACTATCAAGAAAATCCGTCGCATTATCTGTGAAATCAAAATCAAACATTCAGTATCTCCCTTAAAAAATCCATTTTTGTAGGGGCTAAGAACATTACCGCAACACTGAACTTATCCGTTGTATTGGGTACCGTTTGTGCTTCAAGCTCTGCCGCTATGGTTTCAACACTGCCTTGTGTCGCAAACACCCATGTTTTAGCCGCATTCTTTTTGAGGTGATTAATATCATCCGTTAATTGCTGTAACACTTTTTGTCGTTTGGCTGCTAATTGCTTGAGTTTAGTGATGGGGGTTTCTCTGTCAGCGGCCAAAGATTCTAATTGCGTAATTTGGGCACCTTGCCATTGCAATACCTGCCGTAAAGGGGAGTTATTTAATGCACTGATAGGTTTGAATCGAGGAACAGCATCAACGGCGGGCGTGAGCATCCGTTCTTGTTTGATGATGATCTCTGCGGCTAATCGACGTTGTAATGCCAAGACATCAGGTAACGGTAATACCTTACTGAAAGCCACTATTTTAGCGTGATAATCTGCCAGCGTTTCGGCAGTGATTAACACCATCAAGGCATATTGTGGGGTTAATGGTCGATTATCATCCGCTTTATCTTTCAGCTTAATAGATAACGTATTAATCGCATTGGAGGCAGATAAAAAATGCCCATTCGATTCAACTAACCCCACCCCGTATTGATAAGGCGTGACGGTTAATACTTGCCCTAATTCTAATAACGCATCCAGTTTTTGCCTTAGTGACAATATGCCGTCGGCTTTAGCCGATAACGCATTGCGTTGATAGTCCGCATTGGTCGTTATTGCCGATAGCTGATTAAGCCCTTGCTGTGATTGCGTATTAATTTGGGTAAGAACGCTTTCAGTATCAGTTTGAATAGTGGCCGCACTCGGCGACCACTGTAATTGTTTTTCATTCCATGCCATAGGCTGACTCTTGTGGTAATGATGGCCATGGGTGTTCATCTTGAATTTTTTTACGTAATGCTAATGCTTGCTGAATAAATTGCGCTGATACTTCATGTTGTCCTTGCGCGGCTTTTATCGTACCTTCGGCAATCAATGGATCAACCTGTTGGATATACAATGTACGACGGAGTGTATCTACCTCATCATATCTCTCTGTATATGTTTTCTTGGGTTTTATCTGCTCAGGATTGATTTTTTCTTTAAATACCCCTTTTTCAAAATCACACCAGGTAAACACAAAACCCGGTTGAGGGGCATTCACTATTGTATAAAAGTCATCAGGCACTAAAACCAAGTCAATCAAAGATACATGATCCCTTGCTGGATTTATAATTTGAAAGTGACGGTTTAAATATTTCATTTATACCCCTTAATAAACCACGATCCTTTAGCTACATAAGAGGCACTACCTGCTAGGTTGGCAGAAACACCGCCAGCTCTAATCGCAATATAATTATTACTAATAGCACACGTCGTCGTTTCTACACCAACATTACCACTATCGATTTGTGATGCATGACAAGTAGTCACTGTCATCGGGATGGGTAATAGAATCGACGTACTACCATCATATAAGGCAGTTAAGTTTCCTCCCATTGGGGTCTTATATGTCGTTAATGAATAAACACCTTCCATTTCAACGTCATTATTAAACCAAATCTTATAAGATATCCCTTGATTACTGCCTTTTTCAAACGGATATAAACGCCATGTGTCGGTAGGATCATTACTTATCGGTTTATGGTTAACATTCGACTGATTACACCAAAAATCCACAGATTCATCACCCTGCTTAACCGTTGTTTTTTCACCTTTAGTATACAACCTCAACGGATCCCACGCTTGAAACTGACCTTTTTTTAATTCAACAAGCAATACATCTAACGGTGTTTCACTACGCTGATTAACCACCATTCCTTCAGCCGTGATATCCGCTATTTTTGCCACATAATGATCAACACCATCAATCACGTTATCCGTTAATGCTGTCGCGCTAACCTTTAATTCTATGGCATTAGACCAAGCACCAAGCACCGTGCCTTGATGAGAAACTGACACCCAAATTGAGGTAGGTTTTGTACTGATAGTCAGCGTTTGATTTTGTGCTAATACAGCACGTAATCCACCGATATACCCAATCCCTGCATTAACAAAATACTGATCGGTATTGGTTGCTTTAGTAACAACAAAACCATCATCAATAAAAGCATCATGACCATAGACATCGAGTGCTTGTAAGCGTACATCGTCATCAATACCGATTAAACGGGCTGAATAATCAATTTGCCATGTCGCGGCGGTGACCGTTATTGCTGCAGCAGTTGCAGCACCATCGTATTCCATTAGCATGGATTTCACTAAAGAATTACCCGTGGTACCGCTTTGCTCATTGGTGGCCGTTTTAGTTTCAGGTAATTTCCACACAATCATGCCAATACTGTTACGATCATCTTTATCAATTAAGTACATTGCATTAAAGGTGAAATCGCCCATCGTCGTATCCATGACAATGGAATACGCCAACGCATTGGTATTAATCTTACCTACTTGGTCAATGATCTGTTCATGAACAATCTGATCATGAGTGGGTAAGCCGGTATCTCGTGGAATAGGTTGCGTTAAGTCCAAATCAGGAATATTCGCTAAAACAATTTTATTAAGCGTGACAGGGTCACCACTGGCAAGTTTTTTCTGTAAGTAAGTTTCAAAAGAAAAGGGGATCACTGTTTGTGCCATGTTAGTTCCTTAAACGTGCACTAAATATCGATTGTTCACACTCAATCGCTGTTCTTATTGGAGTAATAACGGTGCTGATAACATCAGTAGCAATGTAGGTTTGGGTTGAACATCCCCATTCCCCACCTCGCCAATCACCAACAACTGGATAGGTCACCTGAAACCGGTAACGGCGGCAGGTTCTGCCATAATGATGAATAATCGCCATCATCAAATCTGCATTGTTCGCTAAATCGCTATCACTTAGCTCAATATCAATCACATCCCATGCGACCGCATCTTGACGTTCATGAATTTGAACCCAACCAATGCCTAATCGAGTAAAAATACCTTTAAACCCCGCCACCTCGCCGGCATCTTTTGCATTAATAAAAGCAAACGCTACCCGCTTGCGGTATAAATCCAACGGCTCATGCTCAAACCGAACAATGTCACGCTGCCATGCAATGAGCCCCAATACGCGTTCACTGCAGGTCAATGGGTCCAGTTGCTGCAAAGGTAGTTGTAACCCGTTTTTAATATATTGAAAAAAATCCGTGATACCGCGAGTAATAAAATAAGGTTCAATAACTGTCGTCACTAGCGTTTTGCCATCTTCCCAAAAAGGCACCTTAGCCGCGGGTAAATCAGGCATGGTTTTCATCGCGTCATGCACCGATTTCATTTTTCACCTCAATAGACAAAGTTGTTATAACCGGTATTGATAACCCACTTTGGATCATTGTTTTATTAATGGTGATTTGTTTAACCGTAGGCATCGCGTTATGAATTTCGCGTACCATTTCAGAAAACGAAAACAACGATTGTGCGTAAGTGCGTGTCATATCTGGAAAAGCATCATTTTCACGAAAAGCGGCGCGAATACGAAATTCAACTTCGGTCTGTATTGCAGTACGCGCCTCTATCTCAAGCGTGTTACTCACATACACCACAACGGTTAATACTTGTGGAATGCGAGGTAATGCCTTACAAGTGAGTAAATCACCATGGCCGTGATAGCCTTGGTGATTGATATAATCATTAAGCTGGTCCAAGACATGTTGAGGCGTTTCCCCCACTTCCATTAAAATCAAAGCATCTGCTGAACCAGGTACTGTATCCCCAGTGTTTTTAAACCAAATCAAATCAGGACGAATACCCGCGACACGAGAAATAATGGCGCGGTAAGCTGCATCAATGTGATAACGACCGACAGTTGAAAAAGCATTACGACTGCGTAAACACAGTTCATCATCAGTTTCAATGTCAGCCCCTAACTGTACGATCCAATCGGTAGGATTTGTCACACTCTCAATACCGGCGACAGCGACAGGTAAAATATTAAAATATCCCGCGGCCAAATTATAATCTTTGCCTGCTACTGACGCTTTACAGGGTATCAAGCCCGTCAGTTTACCTATCGGGATCAGTACATCATGTTGAACATGTAACCGATAGAGGTGATCATCAATACGCTCTGTCGTCACTTCGGTACCTGCTTTAATCACGACCGCTTGTTGCGCATCTTTTTTAGTAAATGCAATATTCCCCACTGTAAATTGAGCAGGTTTACGGGTGGTATTCGTTTCCCATGCTTTTAAATCAGCAAAAGCGCCGGTGGCCGTTGCCGTAAACATCGCAGGTAAAACATTTTTAGCCAGTAACTCATTCACTAACCACAATACCGGCGTTACCACCACAGCACGTACCCAGCGCCAAAACGGTGACATACGAGAATCATTAGATAACGTACTGCCTGCATCTTTGACCGCTTTAGCAAGCATGGCCGCTAAAGCAGTTTCATCCGTAGGAATACCGGCATCTACCAATAATGGGTCAAAATCAACGTCTGGTCGTATATTCAAAACTGCATCCTTGCGTTAATCACACCAAAGTCTTTTGTCTCTGCCGTCAATAGGTAGCGACGCTGACTTTCTTCTATACACCGTGCGGTGCCTGCTTTAATTCGATTATCTTGTTCAGTCAGCAATTCGATACGCGTCATCACATCACACCGATAAGCCACTGATCGTTCACCCTGCAGTTCTCGTGCTAAACCACTTTCCATAATGGCATGTTTGATATCTTGACCAATTGACCAACGATTATTGGTCAATTGGGGTTGATGTCCCGCATCAATCACCCATCCCCCTGCCATCACTAAGATATCAATCTGTTGTTTATCCATGCTGCAACTCTGCTTGTTCGGTGATCTCAGCAATAGTCATATGGGGTTTCTGCTGAATAACCGTAATATCACCGGTATGGGTGACGTTCCCACCTTGATTACCTTGAGACGCCATCGCTTGAGAGAGTCCACCACTTGGCACTGCAGTCACTGACGTTTTTTGTTTCAGGTATTGGCTTGCGGTACGCTTAGTCTCACTATCATCGTCACCTGAAAACGGCCATGAGAACGATGGCATATTGATAGATATTAAGGCATTTATCTTACTCAATAACTTATCTACCATTCCCAGAGCAAAGGCCGCTGGTTTAGTAATAACATCAAATATTTTGCCTATGGTTTCCCCAACGTTAGCCCCCAGTTGAATGATGCTAGTCATGTCTCCTTTGGTGCGATTAAGAGCTGGAAACCACTTTATCAACATTTTCACAGCAAAATTAATAGCTTCACCAATAGCGATGAACATCTTCTCAAGACGGGTAATAACAGGTGCCATTCCTGACGTTTTCATAAACCCCTGATAAAAACCGTCAAAAAAGGCTTTGATATAATCCCAACCCCAAATAACTACCGCGACTAACGCCGCAATCGCCGCCACCGTTAAGGTGATAGGACTCGTCAATACTGCCATCGCAACCCCTAATGCCCCCGTCATAAACGAAGCGACACCACACGCGACACCAAATCCGACTACCGCCATCGCGGCATACCCTAATAAAGCAGTCAGTTCTGGGTATTTGTCCATATAGGCCATCAACACATTGGCACCGTTAGCCATCATTCCCGCGATACGCGCAAAAGCCGGCATGATCAATCCACCGGCAGCGGCACGAACAGCAAACCATGCATTCTCAAGTCGCTCCCATTGGTCAGTTTGTTTCTTTGCCATTTTCGTCGCAATATCCATCCCTTTAACTTGACCCAAGGTACTAATATTGGCACTAAGTTCTTGCGTTTTATCCGCTAAGGCTTGAATGAACTCCACCGCCTGTTTATTACCGAATGCCTTTTGAAGTGTGGCGAAATCTTTGGTCCCCATATGGCTTAAATCCCCAAACTTACGTTTAAGGAGATCAAGAATTTTCACTGTGGGTAATAACTTGCCGCGGCTATCAGAAAATGACAGACCCAATACTTTTTGGGCTTTCGTCGCACCTGAAATGAAGTTTTGGTATTTCGTCGCTGCTTCACTGCCTCCCATTGAGGCGCCAAGCATGCCTAATACTCCCATTTGTTCTTGCATCGATGCCCCCATAGCGGTGGCACTTGAACCTAGACGTTCAAACGCTTGTGACATTTTGTCACCGTCCATTTTAAACATCTTCACCGCTTGTGCCGTCATGCCTGCAACACGGTTAACCCACGTACTTTTCCCTATTTCATTAGCTTGGCGTTGAAAAATGCCGTACATCGTGCCCATATAACTGGTGATGGTTTTGGTATCCGATTTCGTCGCTGCAGCAAGAACGGCAGAAGCTTTGGTAAAGTTAGCCAGTTCATCACCTTTCAACCCACCAATAGCAGATTGAATGTCATAAGAGGCTTCAACAAATTCGGTCGCTGATTTGCCATATTCAACCGCAAAACCTAATGCGGTTTTCTTGAGCTTTGCCATGGCCGTTTCCGTCGTGCCTAGACTGGATAATTCTCCCATACGACGATCCATTTCAATCGCAGGCATTAACGCAGATTGAACAGCAAGACCAGCACCGGCAATACTTAGCGCCCCGCCTGCCATTTTTTGAAAACCAGATTTAGCCGATTCACCCAGTTTTTCAATAGAGCCTTTAATCCCTGCTAACGGCTTAGTGACCTTATCGTTTAGGCCAACTTGTACCATTAATTTATCTAAACCACGGCTCATTCGTCTGCCCCCATAAAGGCTTTTCCAATACCATTAGCGATAGCAATACTTTGTCCTTCAAGTTGATGGTGATAGAGCCATAATGCCTTGCCAATAGTCTCTGTATCATCGGGGCTATGCGGTAACATCATGTCTTTAATCGCCAACATTTGCCCAATGGGGTTGGTTTCTAATGCTGTGGCAGACGCCATTATTTTTTTACAGTAATCTCTAAGTCAGGAGCAAATTCATCATTGATGGCAGCGACTAATGACAATGCTGCACCAGGTAATAAAATCAGCGTGTCTAAATCCGCTTTTGATTCTGGTACCACAATACGTTTAAGGTAATTAATCGTAGGGGCAACCTTATCGTTCATTCCCAATTTATTGATGTAGTCGTTATATGCCTTTAGCGTTGGGGCAAAGGTAATTGACGTGTTTTGAACATCCAATGTTACGTGTGTCATAAAATTATCCATTAAGGTGTTAAGGTCATCGCTTGGTCAGCGCGCCATGTTAAATAATCATCCACTTGGCGTGCACAATCGGCTAACGCCACTTTTAATCTAGGCACATCATCCGCCGCCGTTTCTGCTGGCGTCTTCCCGATCACTTGCGGTTTATGGCAACGGGAAATCAAGCCTAAAGGCGGTAAGAGAGTGATCACGCTTACTTGTGTATTTTCAATAGGACTGCTGCAGCCGCTTAATAACATCATCAGGCCAAGGACGTTGATAACACGCCTCTTTTTCCAGTGCATGACGCAGTGCTGTGGTGGTTTCACGAAGTGTGGCCTCTTGGTGTAATTGCTTTTCTCGACGCTGAGTTAACATTGTATCGAGTTGGGTATTGCGTTGAGTTAACGCCTGTATCTGCGCCTGATTCACTTGATTAGCGATATGTGCATGACTAGCGGCAGATTTTGCAGTCACTAATTCTGTTTTTGTCTCGGATAAAACCACGCCAAACACCACCACTAAAGCAACTAATCCCAGTCCCATTAATGTTTTAATCCACTGCCATACAACGATCATATTCATGCCCTCGACGGGTGATCAGCCCCCGTAATTTCTTGCCGCCGCCATACACCCACCGAGGTAATTCACGGCATGCTGCAGCATAATTCCCTTGCTTCACTAATTTACCGATAGTCGTACTGGTACCATCACGATTACGTTGGAACCGCGTACAACCGGTATTAAAAACAAAACTCACAAAAGCATCATATTGCCCTTGGCTTGGTGTCGTTGGTGCAAGTTGATTGATGCACTGTTCAGCCGCTTGAACATTCCGTACAAAGTCTTTCGCAACCTGTTGTTGGGTGATTGTTTTCCCTGTAACTTTTACCGTATTACCAATACCATTGGTTAGTAAATCCGCAGGACAACGGTAAGGATCTTGACGGCACCCTTCAGCATTGGCTATCAGTAATAGTCCTTCTTGACTCACGGATAATGACCCTAATGATTGCCCATCAATCACGACATTGCCCACCGCCTTATCGCCTTGATGTACAACCCCGCCCGTGATTAACGCCACGATGACTGAGACAGCACACACGACCTTTTTGATATGTTTCATTTCTTAAAAAAAATCCCTTTTTCTTTTGCAATCCGCTGCATCACGCGCTTGTGCCAAATATTGGCAATCAATGCCACGACAGCCACTAAGATAGAAGTGAAAAAATACCAATCTTCTAATTTCATTGAACTGGACATGATCCCTAATACCGACATCACATAGACGACGACATTGGTGACGCGGTCAAAAAGTTCGTGCATTGCGTTTATTCCTTTTCGCTTTGGCACGGCGCACAATATTGGCAACCCTGCACAGCATCCTGCCGCGCTTGGGGTATAGGGTCGCCACATTCTTGGCATTCCATTGCACTGGATTTATCGATGCTATTTTTAACCTGCAAATGGGCTAACAGCTGTTCCCTTTCTTGCTGCTCAATCACAGCGCCATAATCGGCAAAATCCATGATTAGGCCACCATATTACGGGTATCGTCTTGACTCAGATAAGGCACCCCATCAATATGAATAAAGTCAGAACTGGTTACTGCCCCTTTTAATTTGTGGGTTAATACGTCACTGCCTTTTGATTCAAAATCCAATAAGTCTTCAACATTGAACTTCACCCCAAAGGCTTCAATATTCAGTTCTTCTGCGCCGGTGTTAGCATAGAAACTGACATCATCGACAGGTAGCTCACGAAAACTGCCCGCTTTACGCGCGGCATCGATCACTTGCTTAATATATTTGGTTGAAATCTCTAGCTCTACCGTGGCTGATACATCACCTGCCACCCAACCATCAGGAATACCGCGTGTACTCACCGCTTGGCTATTATCGGAAATACTGACCGTGCCTTTTTCTACGTGAATAAATTCACCTAAAATCTCAGTATCAAAACTGCTCCCTGTTATGCGTTTTCCGCCCATTTATGCATCCTCTGCTAACTGCAAATCCAACATTAAGTTGATTTCAATTTGTTTAGGGCAATCAATGGGAGTAACAACCCCATAAATACGGACTTTCGTTTTTGTCACCCATTGAATATTCATATCATCGTTAACCGGTGGCGCAATTTCCCCGACAAATAACACACCGGCTATCGTGGTCGATTTCGCCATCACACGCATGTCACGTAAAAAATACCGCTTAGTGCTGGCAATACTGGCAGGGGTAGAATTCAACGAACGATCACCAATACGAGCAATGGCACGCACACGTAATTTACGTGCGACTTTATCCATAATGCGACAGTATTCCACCACTTGATAATCGCCACCTTCCACATCGAGCATGCGCCCATCAGCCCAGTAAACCCCATCAAAATCAGGCCACCACATTGGGACACTAATCCGGTTTTTTTCAAGGTTTTGTAAACTGGCGATAGGTAACACTTCTGCAGCACTGTCTACGGGTAACGTCATATCACCCAGTAACGCCCCAGTTTTTACTCGACAAGGGGTATCGGCAATCGTCACGGCACGGTTACACAATCGTCCGGCCAATTTCCCTACCGTGCCATCCGTGAAAATTTGAGGGACAAGCATCACGCCATCAGCCGCTAAGGTGGATTGTAATGACACTACCGCCGCTTCATATTGTGCCCACGTTTGTGTTTTCTTATCGATACCTTTGACTGACAACATCACTCGAACAAAACGTCCCCATTTTGAAATCAAGGTTGAACGTAATGCTTGCGCCTTTGTGATCGCTGTTTTTGCATCAAGACTAATCGGATCACACAACACAATCATTTCAAATGAATCGGTCAACTGCGCTTGCTGTCCCGAAACACTCCAATCACCATCGGCCGGTATCTCCATCACGGCTGCAGTCCAGTTTTGACCCGCATTCAATGATGCCGCCTTCACTTCTTGTTTTAATGGGGTGTCTGCTTTCCCCAAAACGGCATCAAAATCCGTTTGACTCGTGACTTGCTGCAACACATTAGGCTGTTGCGTACCGGTGCCAATAAATAAAAAGTGGCGCTCTACTTCCTTGAGCTCACCCCCCATCATATTGAGCTGGTTAACTTGTACTGTCGGCCATGTCATCGTTGACGATTCCTTTTCAACTCTTGTTTAATTATTAAGTTCACTTGCCGGTCATCAATCGCAACCAATTGCCGCACAGGTAAACGAATATCCCATTCCTGTTTGGTCGGTTTATCGGCCAATAAACGCATAATCAACCCGGCTTTACCTTGATTAAGATGACTAATAATCCACTTGATACTGGGACGGCGACCTTTCTTACTTTTTCCTTTAATGCGATAACCCAACGCGATTAATTTTTTAGCCTGTGCGCGTGTTGCTGGCGCTTTATAATCAGGTTTACCATGGATTTTTGCTGCTAGCTTTGCCGTAAAATGTTGTTCAATACCATGTTGATGTTGAAAAGCGGCATTCGACGCTAAATTGTTTTTCCATGTCATGATCACCTTGTCGGTATCAGGTATCGCAGTAAACTTGGAGGCTAATTTACGCATCATCCGTTTTTTCTTACCGCTTTTACGCCCGACCCATTTTCGTCCTTGGGGATCACGCTGAGCTCGCATCGATGCTTTATTGGTTTTCACCACTTCACGACCAATACGGCGTAATATTTTTCGTCGGGTCGCTGGCTGAAGGTTCAATAACTGTAATTGTTCCAACACATTGAGTAAGCTTTTACTCGGTATTGTCACACTCAGCATTTAATGGCTTCCTACTGCAATATCACCATGCTCAGCTGCCCATTCTTTATGGGGGGCTAACGTCCATTTTTGCCCCATATAATCAATAGCCCCCTGTGGGTCGAAGACAATATCAACCGGCTCAATAAACTCAATTTCAATTGATACCGTACTCGTGCGATCCGTTTCTGCTTCGTTATCAAACGTCGGCGAGTCAAGCCCATGATCATCACGATAAAGGTCATGGTCATAAAGCCATGCCATCACATTGGCAAACAACACTTGAGGGTCAAACTCTGTAAACGGAAACCGCTCAAAATCAAACACAGCCGTGTATTTCATCCAATAGAGTGTCATTCCCCCTGAGCCATAACTTTTCGCCCCTGTTACTGGGGTGATTTCTGTCATCCACGCATCCATGTGGTCATGCAATTTTTTAGGCAGTACCTGATATAACCGTTGGGTGACACCTTGCAGGTAATAACCTTTCTGTGATTGAGGCTCAATACTCATAACAACATCGCCGAAGCACGACGCTTACCAAAAATAGTCCGTATATGTACTTGGCTTTCTGCTAATAAACTCTCTCGAGTATCAGGCTCTCGTTCGGCAACGGTGTCACCTACTTTACGCATCTGTCCCGTTGCGTATTCAGGAAGTAAATCAGCTTTCGCTCTCGCAAAAACAGCCGTTTGGTATAAGTGGCAAAGGCGGTTAATTCCTTGCATTGTGGCGCCTCCTTGCACCGCCTCTGCGCTGTTATAGCCTTGTTCAATTTGTCGTTGTTGATACGGTGCTAATTCAATATTTACCTGTTCAACAGCAGCAAAAAGTAAGGCAGCAATTTTCTCTGGTGACATATCAGCAGGCACACCACGACGGGCTTCAAAATCACCAACATTAATCGTTGGCCACCATACTTGATGAATTTCCGTCTCTTGGTAATCAATACCTTTTCCAGAAAACATGGCTGCATTACCTCGTTGAGTTGCGCCCTGCCTTGCTTTGTCACGCATTCAGCAATATCTGCTATTAATGAAAAACAAGCGGGCGCAATGGTTGGGAGTGATTACATTTTCTCTAATGCCCGTAGGCGCATCGCTATCTTATCTATCTGGGTTTTCGCCCCGCATTTAGGGTGAATCTCCATGGCTTTTTCTAATAATGTTTTTGCCTGGTGTAGTTGTTCTATATCACCAATACCGGTGGCAACCGCTTTGCCGCTTTCATCCCGCAATAACTGTAACCCTGCGAACTTGTAATACTTTGCGGTTAACGCTTCATTTAAGCGCCATACATTCATAACTTTTTCAAACACTGTCGAAAAATACGGTTCAACACTGTTGCCTTTTTCCGTTTCTCGTTCAGACCATATCAATACCTCATCGGCAATAAAGGCAGGCCAAGTCCGTTTGGCGATGGGCAATCCTTGCCCCTGCGTAATCGCTATCAATGCCCATTCAATGGCGGTATCAAATTGCTCAGTATCAAATAACCACACCACAACATATTGAAATATTAAATGTTGGTTCACTTGCTTTGAGGCAAGGTGTTGCTCTGCCATCGGTCTATATTTAGGCAGTAACACCGTTTGTTTACACTCAATTTTGTCACTAATACGACCAAGCATTTTTAATTGTGCTAAATCTTGCTCAAGGGCAATGTCATGTAATTGCTGCTTGTCAGCGAAAGAATAATGTCCGTTATCAACCGTTATATGCTGAGCATCAATCTGTTGGTGATATTGCTGAATCGGTGATAACCCCATCTGTTAACCTTCTGCTGGTTTAGGACCAATCGTTACATGGGCTTCATCAAACGAGGCATACGCTTTAGGCTCAGCAACGGCATACCCTTCCATGCGCCAATACGTACTTTCAAACGCTTCACGATCTTCAACATCTTGAGCTTTACGTTTACGGGTTCCTTTTTGAGTATTGATAATCAAATTTTTAGGAATAGTGACCGTCATTCGTTTACTCGGGAAAAATGGCGGTGTTAACGCACGTCGACCGGCAATCGTATTCGCTAATTGTTGCGCGGCATTTTTCTCGGTTGGGGTGGTTGCTGCGTTCAATAGACGCTGTTGCTCTGCGGCCACTAAATCAGAACCGACATACACCACTAAACGCGGGTCATTTTGGAAACTCGGATCAATACACGAATGAATCAAGTCAGACGCCATCGCATCGAGTGATTTATACGTGCCATTGGTCGGATCTAAATACACATCGACTTCAATCACTTGCTTTGGGTGTTTTTCTTTCACAAGCTGTTGCCAGCCTTTATTGACATCTTCACCCAGAGGATTAGCTTTAGGGTCTGTATCTTCAGACACACTGACACCATTAAAGCCAATACGGATCATATCAAGCGCAAAAGACTGATTAGAAGTTTCATTAATCAAACGCATGAACTCGCCCGCACTGCCCGCATTCGCCCACACACATAACAATGACCATGGTAACGCTGCACACGAATCTGTTTTAATCAGCTCGTACTCATTACCATCAACGCCAACGGTACTTTTAAAACGCCCTGACGATTTACGACCGGTACGCAATGTGTTGATACCCACATCAACCACTTGACCTTTAATCTGATCAACATCTTGTGTCGTAATGGCTTTAAGAAAATCCACAGATTCCAATAACGCTTTACGTAGCTGGGTTTCTTTAGGACCGGTTATCGCAAACTGTTTAGAGGGATCACTGATGCCATATTGTTTTGCGAGCTCTGTAGTAAAATCTTCAACATAGCCTGTCGCTAATACATTCAAACCCATTTAATTAAGCTCCACTTGTTCTGTACCATGATCACCGTGGGGCTCTTGACCTTGGGGTTCTTGGCGTTTAAATGCTTCAAACTCTGTTTTCAGACCTTGCAACGTTTCATCTAATTGGTTGTATTGCGCCAATGTCACCATTTCAGGTGCTTCTTCACCCTGTTTATCTTTTGGTGCTACCGGGGCTAATGCACTGAACATCGGTTGTAATTGTTCAGCCAATGCCGTGGCTGTTTCTGCCGCAAATGCTGCCCGCTCTTCTGGGGTCATGTCTGCTTCCTTGCTTTCTGGTTTATCAGAAGAAAACAAACGATGAAATAAACCCGCTTTTTCTTCTGTTATCTTGTCAATCTCAAGCCGTAACGGTGTAGAAAAAATCACACCCTGTTGCTGTTGGTTAAAACTCAGCTTATCCGTGCCGGTTGACGCTGGGCTATCTGTTACTGCTAAACCAATCAAATAGGCTTTTCCTGTTTTTTGAAAATCAGGATGCACCTCAATACTGGTATAAAGCATCTGCCCTTGTTCATTGGCGAAAACTAATCGACTATTCGGTGATAAACGTGCAAATAACGTAGTTTCGCCTTCAACCTCTTCTGCTTTAACCTCCAGTACTTCACCATAATTACCCCCCCATCGAGTATGCTCAGGCCAAATCAAGGCGGCATATTTTTTGGAGTTGTACGTTTCAGCCATGTCAGCAATCCAACTTGCTTCTATGGTGCGGCCATCGACGGTTTCACCTGCAGTAGCAATTCGCACCCAGTCCGTTGTTATCTTCCCTGCCATTACATACTGTGCCTTACTTAATTAATGATGTTTCCTTTCCCTGCAACACAAATATACGCAACCAAAACCATTAGATCACTCAATTGCGTTCAAGCGCATTCGGATACGCAACAAAATAGAAAGACACCGAACACAAACCCGTCAAAAGCGTTACCGTTACAGGTAATATTGCGTCATGGCTTATTCAATTGAAATACAAGAGGCAGCGAAACGACTTTATTTGAAGTTGTTAACGCCCAAAGAAATTGCTGCAGAATTGCGGCTTAATTCGTCACGCATTATTTATCACTGGGCTGATAAACATGGGTGGCGCGATATGTTACGGGAAGAGCAAGCCGACGAAGCGATCGCCCGTCGTTATGCTTTGTTAGTCGGTTTACCTGAAAAAAATGACATGCAGCTCAAAGAAATGAGCCTATTGATGGATCATCAACTCAAGCTCAAAAAGCTCCGTGGGCAATCCCTTTATTCAGACAATGAACAAGACAACAATCATCCTCCCGTTTCATCCCCTCGACCCAATAAAGAGAAGAAGAAAAAAACAAAGCCTACTCAAAATGATGTTAGCCAATTAACAGCTGCTGATTTCACTGAATGGAATGACTCTTTATTTGCTTATCAGCAAGTGATGCGGGCAAATCTTGGGGAGCGTATTCGTAATATCCTCAAATCACGCCAGATTGGTGCGACTTATTACTTTGCAGGGGAAGCGTTTGAAAATGCGGTATTAACAGGTGATAACCAAATATTTCTAAGTGCATCAAAAGCACAAGCCGAAGTATTCCGCCGTTACATCATATCGATGGCAAAAACCTTTTTCGATATTGAACTTAGCGGTAACCCTATGGTGCTAAAAACAGCCCATGGAAATGCAGAATTACACTTTCTATCGACAAACAGTAACACCGCGCAGTCATATCACGGGCATGTTTACATCGATGAATACTTTTGGATCCCGCAATTTAAGAAGCTCAACAAATTAGCTTCTGCAATGGCAACCCATACCAAGTGGCGCAAAACGTATTTTTCAACCCCATCAACAAAAGCCCACCCCGCTTATGGATTTTGGACCGGTGATGAATGGCGACAAGGTCGAAAAGCACGAGAAACCATTGAGTTTCCCAGCTTTGAAGACATGCAAAAAGGTATTCGCTGTCCTGATAGACAATGGCGCTACATTGTCACCATTGAAGATGCTGTCAATGGTGGCTGTACTCTTTTTGATATTGACGAGCTACGAGACGAATACAACAAATCAGATTTTCAAAACCTGTTCATGTGCATATTCGTAGATGATAGCCATAGCGTCTTTAGTTTCAATAAACTTGAACAAGCCATGGTAGATGCCAGTCATTGGAAGGATTTTAAACCGACAGCAGCACGGCCATTTGGTAACCGTGAAGTATGGCTAGGATATGATCCAAGTCGAACCCGAGACAATGCCAGTTTAGTGGCAATCGCTCCCCCTATTCTTGCCCCTGAAAAGTTCAGGTTATTAGAGAAATTCTCATGGCGTGGACTGAATTTCAAATACCAAGTCAATGAAATAAAGAAGCTCTTTCAACGTTATAACGTCACTCATATTGGGGTCGATATCACAGGTATTGGTGCCGGCGTGTATGAATTACTTCAAGAAGCTTTTCCGCGCGAAACCATGCCGATTCATTACAGTGTTGAGGCAAAAAACAGATTAGTCATGAAGATGATTGATGTGATTGAAGATAACCGTTTGGCGTTTGATGCAGAGCATAAAGATGTCTTGATGTCATTTATGGCGATCACGCGTACTGCCACAGGCAGTGGCAATGCCATGACGTTTAAAGCCTCACGCGATGCAGCCACCGGTCATGCCGATGTGTTTTTTGCTATCGCGCATGCCATCGCTAAAGAACCCCTAAACCAAAAACAACGTAAATCGACATGGACAGTAACTCAATGACGGAAACAACCAAGAACAAACCACTACATTTTAGCTTTGGTGGTGTTGAAAACACATTAGGCAACAGCATGGCCGATTACATGGGGGTCTTTTATGATGCCTTTAGTGAGTTTTACACCCCACCAATTTCACGTATTGGCCTTGCTAAATTACTTTCAACTAATGGTTATCACTCAGCAGTCGTGCATTCACGTGCCAATATGATTTCACGTCGCTTTATCAGTGGCGGTGGATTACGTAAACGCCAAATGAAAGCCATCTGTCAAAACTATATCCAATTTGGTGATTGCCACTTACTCAAGATACGTGATCGTGTGGGTCGTATTACACGCTTATTTCCATTGCCGTCAATGTTTATGCGTCGAAAGAAAAATGGTGATTGGTTGCTATTACAACAAGACGGTAAACATATTATTTATCCAGCGAACGACATTATTTTTATTGCTCAGTATGACCCTTATCAAGACAAATACGGAGTACCTGATTATTTAGGCGGTGTGCAATCAGCGTTACTCAATAATGATGCCACCATGTTTCGCCGTAAGTATTTTCTTAACGGGGCGCATATGGGGTTTATCTTCTATGCCACGGATCCCAACTTATCTGCAGAAGATGAAGAGGAAATGAAAAAAACCATCGCGAGCTCTAAAGGTGTCGGTAATTTTCGTTCAATGTTTGTCAATATTCCAAACGGCACAGAAAAAGGTATTCAACTCATTCCCGTCGGTGATATCGCGACTAAAGATGAATTTAAAGCTATCAAAGAAATAACAGCACAAGACGTGTTGGCCGCACACCGATTCCCCCCAGGTCTTGCAGGCATTATTCCAGCCAATACTGCAGGATTAGGCGACCCTTTAAAATATGATGTTGTTTATCAACAAAACGAAGTGATACCTGTTTGTGACATCATTACAGATGAAATTAATAGCGATAATGAGATAGCATCCAACCCTAAAATACAGTGCCAATTTAACGTTAAAAACAACACACCAGACAGTTGATTTATCAATAAAATCATATTAATAGCACTCATATTGGTTTAAAATTAGAGTGATATAACAGTGAGGATTCATCATATGGCTATGCGTATTAAATGTAATCAATGTGGTCAAAATGCACGAATTAGTAAAACCAATTGGTTCTCAACCGATTCTGCAGATTTATATTGCTCATGTTCAGATCCTGAATGTGGGCACTCTTTCGTTATGTCACTTGGTTTTAGCCACACACTTAGTCCCTCAGCAAAAAATACGGATGAATTAGTTGTTTCATTAATCAAAGCATTATCACCTGAAAAAATAAAAAAATTGCAGAATCAATTATCAATGTTCTAGGTAATAGTGAGTATTACCTCATTGCTTTTATTTCATCGGCTTTTTTTAACAACACCATTAAGCACTTTTTCTTACGCGCACTAAAGTCTTGTTGGTGATCCATAATCACCAAATTTGCCAAATAATAGCCTATTTCTGCTTTACTGTTTTCATCAGTACTTTGAGCAATAGCCTCAATGATAAAATCCATGGCTTCTGTTAATTGTTCTTTATTATGCATAGCTATATCCTCACAAACTACTGTATCAATATACAGTGCTTTTGGTGTCCATGTATAGTTTTCAGATATATATACGTTAAAAAACAGACAACCCATTACCTTTGCTTATGCATCCTGCGTCATTTTCATGCGATAAAGTCATACTAGTATCTCTATCTTCACAATCTGTTTCTAACTCATATCTATTTAAATACGATGTCCAATAGTCCAAACTTGAACGCCTTTCAGATAGCGTTGCAGAATAATGACGCCAATAGCTACGTTGTTGTTTTAATGTATTTGCCATACGTAATCTTGATAAGCGAGCATAGTTAATATCTTTATGTACATTATCTAAACGGTTATCAAGATAAGCTAAACGCTCTAACTGTTGATCTGTAATATCCAAATTATCTTGCAGTGCTTTATGCTCTTCCTTCATTACTTCAACTAGCGCAGCTTTGCTCTGTTCTAATTCAACTTTAATGGCTTCATTTCGTGTATTGGCTTGCCATTGGCGATTGTTAAATGCCCATCCTAAAAAATCATCAAACTTTTGAGTGGCGTTATCGCCCGTAAAAGTAATTTGATAATGGCCTACAGCAATAACACCACGTTGACGTTTAGCATCTTTTGCGTCTGTAATTGTCTTATCACATTCAAGCATTCTAGCTGTTAGTTTTTCAGCTCGTTGCGCTTTAATTTCTTCCGTTAATTTCTTATTATTCTTATTAATTTGGTAATATTTTTTGGCTTTATTAAGTTTAATTTGAGAATGCATAACCACCGCATTGTAATGTGCATTACTACGTGCAAGCTTCTCTTCACATTCAGCAATAATTGCGGCCATATTATCAGCAATAAAACTCCCCATTTCTTTCCAGTCTTTAGCTCTTGAAACAGCACCGATACCGTAACGGTTCCCCCGAATCAAACCTTGGTTACCATCACTTCCCTTAGCTGCATAACCTACAGCTTTCACTAAATATGATGCGCCGGCTTTAGCATGCTTAATACGTTCTATTTTGGCAAAACCATTACCCCATATACGTTCTAATCGTCCGACCCATGCAAAAAAGTGAGTTTTAGGTACCTGCCAACGTAATAAAATATGAACATGGGGATTTGGCTCCCCATCTTCATTAGCTGGCATTTCAGCTACCCAACAATAATCCAGAGGGACAGCACCAATTTTATACACGTCTTTCTTTATTTGTTTACAACGAGGATGCTGAATTATCTTATCTTTACGATCACCACGGCGAATAGGCGTAAAAGGACCATCAGCAATAACCTTACCGCACTTAGTACCTGCAGGTTTTACTCGTTCCTGTCCTCGCTTTACTCGAGCGGGCATATAATCAGGCGTCCAACCGCGTTGATACATCTTCTGTGCTAAATCAATAAAGCGGCTCACTTCAGTGCCAATACTTGAATCAGGATGATAAGCACGAATTTTTGTCCATGGTCCACTTGCTCTAATACTGGGATCACCTATATCAAATATCTTACGACCAAAATCATCAACTTCACCGGTTGGCTTAATCGCTTCTTGGTTGATGGCGGCCAGCTCTCCCTCTTTTCCCATATCGTCTAACCATGAAAATAAACCCGATGCTTTAATACGATACGGTTCTCGGGAATGAGGACTCATAACAACAACAGTCCCCCGCACTCCTGGTTTAATTCTATTTTTAGATTGGGGTTTACTGGTAAGAATTTTCTCCCGTTGCTCTTCAGTAAACGTTAACGTTCCAAAGGTAGTGTAACCACCACGTAATGCTTGAACATACGCACCCGATTCAAACACTTTACGCACGGCACCATCTGTTAACTGATCCGTAAACCTATCGCCAGATTGAGCGGGTGGCATAGTTGATGGCCGAGATTGGGCTTGTAATCGAATACGCCATTCATTTGACCAATCACGATGAAGTAACCGAGCCATAACCGGCGCATTTTGAACGAATCCATGTGCATTGAGGCATCCCATTGGATCGTGTTGCCAATTAAGGTTAATCGGCTCAAACGATAATGGTTTAGGCGCAGATTCATACTTAACGTTCTCACCACGGTGAGCTTTCACTTTTTTAAACAAATGCCCCCATTGCTTAAGGCGTTGCTTCTTAGCTCTTGTTGTCGCCTTAGCCCCTTTTTGCGCTAATTCTTCCCTTGTCGGACTTTTGCGCCGCTGGACAAGGCTATTACCCCCAGCCGCTTCGCGACTGCCCTGCGGGGCAAAGTTTCGTGGAAATCTTGGATCAGAATAATGTAACGCTTGTTTTAATACTTTATCGTTTGAGTGATCTTGTAAAAAGAATTCAGCTTCATTAATTAAGTTCGGTGATGCACCGGTACACAACCTGATTTCTTGAGTTGAAAAAAATCCGGACATAAGCCCGGATAATTTATTTTCTGAAAATTTCATCATAACTGAGCAAACTCCTGTGTATCACACAACAAAAATCCACCTTGGTTATTTCCTTTAACAAATACACCATTGATTTCAAATTCGCATTGCAATGATATTTTGGCAGACTCAATCGCTAAAACACGACGCTCAAATTCACCTAAAGATAAATTCATTACTTCTGCCGTTTCATTATCACGAACAAAATCACCGTCTTTATTAATAAACGCTGCTAAATAATGCATGTGTATTGCTCACTTTGTAATAAAACTTGCTGCTGTGCTAAGTCAATATTGGCTAGAACTTGATTTTTATATGAAAGTAATTCAGCCACTAAAGTGGGAGATTGCAATGAAACTCTAATATCCACATCATTTTCTTTTATATATTCATGAGTATGAAAATCAATAACACCGCTTTGTGAGGAAATATTACATGAATCAATATTTAATGAGAGTAATAGCTTGTGGTTTTCACTCTGTTCAAAGACTAACAGTGATAATTCAGTAATTAAATTTGCTGCAGGAGATACTTCTCTATATTCATGTTTAATTAAACGGTTTAATTTATTTGCATCTATTGCAATTTGTTGTGCTTGTTCTAATAACTTATTCATACAGCCCCCTAAATAACCTAAAGTATTTATCTAAAATCTTTTAATGAACGATTAGCTAATGGCTTTAATGCATCCGCTAATGTGTTGATGGCACGATGTAACTTCGCCCGCGATACTTCATCCATATCAACAAGGGGCATGTTTATATGCGCTTTAGTTAAACGAGCAGCTGAGCAGATAGCTCGTCTAAAGTCTTCTGGTAAATTGTCATACACTAAACCTGCATGTGACTGACTACCGAACAAGGCATGTATATTGGCTAATGATTGTTCCACTGTTGGGATACGTTGAGCTTGTGCCATGATTGTCTATTCCTTTATGCCCAACCGGGAATGGGTAAACCGTTCATCACAGCATCGGTACACATTGAAATAAATGGTGTAGTACCCTGACAACGGTTTTCAACATCGTTCATCAATAAAGCTAATTCACGCATAGCAGCTTGAGCTTTAGTGACAATTTGATTTTTCCTATGTCGCGTTAAGCGTTTAGTGCTTTCAGCTTCAGCAAGATGGCGGCTTATATCACCAGTGTGACTACTGATCGCCATTGCGGCCATAACAGGTGATTTACCCTCACCTTTAGACGGTAAACGTACTGCCGTTAAATCTAAATCCAGCAACACGCTATTGACGAGATCACAATTCTCACTTTGTTTAGTAATAAGCATCAACTCACGCACGGTTAATTGATGCGGTTGATTGGGGTTCAGTTTGTTCCGAAGGATCTGTGGTCTTATTGCGCATTCCATAGCGATTTGCTCTAGGTTCTCTTTCTCAGCAAACCGTATAGCTGCGCTTTCAAAAGCATCGTGTTTAACGGGATCAGCGGCATACATTGTTATCGACCTTGAATATGCAACAATTCAAATGAGCAAAGCAGACATGATTTATCAGTCAAATCCGCCTTACCTCCTTAATCTATGACTCATAATTAGTTGGTCTATGATTTTTAATAAGGCATTTGCGTACACACGCTACCCCACTTGAAGCTCTGCTTCTTTTAAAGCAAGTTGATGCATGGCAACCATATTGATGAGGGGCTTTTCACGTGGTAGCTCTTTCTTCTTAATGAAGATTCTGCCCTTACGGATGTAATCAATAACAGTGCCCTTTGCCATCCCTGTAAGGATGCAATATTGGTCAACCGTAACAAATGGAGTGGTTATTGCTATTTGATATTGCAGCATAGTGGTATCCTTATTCGTCAAAAACACACAATTCACTTTATATCGTTCAGAATCATCTCAAACCTGACGATATTGACTATGGTAGTTCTTATATGACTATTGATCAAGAAAAAATCCCACCATTTGACTATAGCGGAGGGAGAAACTTCACATCAAGACTATTAAATGTGACAGGCGCAGATAATTTGGTTGCGCTTTCTGACATGATTGGTGTGCCAAGAACTACAATTTCAACGTGGCATCGGCGCGATATGACAGCTTATGAGGTTGCTGTTCGTATTTGCCTTGCTACTGGTGCGTCATTGAAATATGTAGTGCTAGGTGAAGGTGAACCTTTTGATACAGTGGCGAAATCCATTGATGCATCGATTCCACTGACAAAAGAAGTGTTACAAGATGGCGAAATCACAACTGATGGTGTGATTAAATTTGATGGTGTATTACTTAATAACTACAGCTTAGACAAAGATACTGTCCGCTTAGTTGAATACGATACTGAATTAATGATGGTAGATATCAGAAAGAATCATCCAACATCTGGCAGATATCTAATCGATATAGATGGTTCAATCTCTATTAATCATCTCCAGCGCTTACCCGGTAAGAAACTTGCAATGAGTTTTGGGGACTCTTCAGTTGAAATAGCGCAAGAAGATATTAAAGTAATTGGTCGCATCGTGATGACGATGGAAAAAGAGTAATAAAGCATCTAGATATGAGTTAGCAGATAAGTGCTAACTCTAACATGTTAAAAATTATATCATCTCACACGATATATAATTTATTTTAGCCGACGACAAACTTTCCAATAAAATCGTCATATTAACAACCAGCCTGCTTTGAGTTCGATCAACGATAGGATGTGTGTTTTGCCACTATTATCACTATTGCATATCAAAGGTGTGTGATACCATCATTATACAGTTTATTTTATTATTTTATGGTTAGTTATGGGAAATGATCTTTTTGTTGTATTAAGTGATATTCATGTTAAAAATAATGATTTTTCAGATATAATTATTAGATTAAATGAATTTAAAAAGCACATTCTATTTTTATCAAAGGCAAGAAGAAAAAAAAATATAATAATCTTAGTATCTGGTGATATTGCCTTTAGTGGTAATAAATCTGAATATGATCTTATTAAAGATTTTTTTCATGATTTATCAACTATATCTAAAATAATATTTTGTGCCGGAAACCATGACCATGATTTCTCTGTATACAGTGAAGGAACTCTTAGAGACGTATTATTAGAACTACCCATCGAAAAATATGATGATAGTATTATATCAAAAGTAATAGAAGGTCATAAATCATATTATGAATTTGAATCTAATATTTGTAATGTTGATATTGTAGATGAAACATTATTATCAAAGATGTATTTTATTGAAAGCGATCAAAAATACTCTATTCAATCATTAAATACAGCATGGTGTTCTACACTTCATGAAAAAGGAGGCAATTTAAAATTTCCAATTAGTCAACTCATTAAAAATAATGATACAAATCACTTAAAAATCACTTTCTTCCATCATCCTTTATCATGGTTAGAACCTAATAATAGTAAAGAACTTCGAAATATCCTTAGAGAAAACAATCAGATTATTATTACTGGTCACGAACATATAAATGATAGCTTTAAAGTTGAAACAGACTCTTCACTTACTTTAATGATTGAATCAACAACCTTTTATGATAATTCATTAACAGATAATGGCTTTATAACCTTAGAACCATCTGATAATGATCTTAATATAACTAAGCATTGTTGGGTAGAAAATAAATTTATAGAATCAGATAGTACAAAAAAATCAGATATAATAAAATCAGCATCGATATCTAGCCAAGGTTTTAGTTTAAATATTGAATATTTAAACTTTTTAAATGATATTGGTTCAGCATTTTCACACCCAGATATTGAGCATTTAGTTATTGACAATATTTATGTCTATCCAAATGTCAGAAATCTATCATCTGAAAACACCAATATAAAAAGAGAGTCATCTGAAAATTTATTAGATAAACAAGATTTTGATAAAATCATTCTCGTTGGTGATGAGTGTTGTGGTAAAACAACCTTATTAAAAAAACTTTATTTAGATTCAATAAATAATGGTAAATTACCTATATTAATAGATGGGGTTGATATAAAAAAACCAAAAAAATATGATTATAAAAAATTAGATGTAGAAATAAAAAAACAATATGAAAACCTTGATATTACAAAACTAAATAATGAAGTAAAAGAGAAAATATTATTTATTGATAATTTCGATTGTATCCGTGGTGATGAAAAAACAAAAAAATTATTTCTAGATAATATTAATATGTTTTTTGACAAGATAATTATTACAGTATCAGACAGTTATGATTTAAGTGAAAATCAAATAAAAGGTAACTCTATATTTGAACATAACTTTATAAAAATGGAAATTTTAAAATTAGGTTATAGACTTAGATATGATTTAATTAATAAATGGAATAAATTAAAATCATCATGTGATGAATCCAATAAACAATTATTATTAATCAATGATAGTTCATCCAATACAATTAATAGAATTATTGGGAAAAACTATATACCATCAACTCCATTCTTTTTATTAACAATGCTCCAATCAATGGATACTGGTCACACAAGCGATATGAACACAAGTTCTTACGGATATTATTATCAATATTTAATAACTAGTAGTCTTGGTGCCGCATCAGTAAAAAAAGAAAATTTAGATGAAATATTTAATTATATTAAAGAGCTTTCTTTTTATTTCTATAAGCAGAAAAAAAATGAAGAGCACATCGATACCTTATGGGATTTTAATTCAACATTTTGTTCTTCTTATGGATTAAAAGTTGACTGCAACCCAAGATTACAACTTTTAGTAAGAGCTAAAATACTAAAATCAAATAATGATTATTATAGTTTCAAATATCCATATATATATTATTTTTTTATTGCTAAATATCTTTCAGAAAGTTTAGAAGATGATGATACAAGTACTATAGTTAATAAACTAATAAATACTTTAGATAAAAGAAAGAGTATGAATATATTAATGTTCTTAACTCATCATTCTAAAGATAAGTCTATTTTAGATCGTATTATTATACATACAAAAACTCTTTTCTCTCAATTAGAACCAACAGATCTTGGCATAAACGCTCGGTTTATAGACAAAATAATTGACAGTTTACCTACTATAAATTATCAAAAGGTAGATTGCCATGAATATAGACAATCTATTGAAGATGAAAAAGACAATCAACTTATAGAATTTGACTCAGACTCAGACTCAGACTCAGAGTCAGAGTCAGAGTCAGAGTCAGAGTCAGAGTCTACAGAAAATAATCCCTCATTAATTAACTTGATGAATGAATTTAATTTATCATTTAAATCATTGGATTTACTCGGTCAATTAACAAGAAATTATTATGGTTCTCTTAAAATTGAACAAAAAGAAAGCTTGTTATCAGAAGCCATTAATGCGCCATTAAGAGCTCTAGAGTCAATATTTAGTATATTGAGGGATGACCCAGATCAAGCTTTATCAATGATAGAAGCAAAAATAAAAGAAAAAATTGATAATAATGAAACCTACTCTAAATTAGAACTAAATAATATTTCTAGAAAAATTTTATTTAATTTAATGTCAGCCATAACTTATAGCATAATTAAAAAAATATCCGCGTCAATTGGTAGTTATAATTTAATTCCTGTAATAGAAAAAATATCAAAAAAAGGAAATACAAACGCTTTAAAATTAATTGAACTATCTACTCGATTAGATATAGGTAGTCATGGTTCAATCTCCGAACTCAAAAATTTAATGAAAGATCTTGATGGTAGCGGATTATCCATAACCATATTAAGATCAATGATTCGCAACTATGTATATATGTTTGAATTATCAGATAGTGAGATAAAACAACTATGTTCTTCCGTTGATATACAATATGCCCCGGTTGCTACACAACTGGGATATGAAAAAATAGTTAATAAAAACAAATTAATTAGTAAACATAAATAATTTTCCACTCAGAACACATCACTGCTTATAAAAACAGTGATGTGTTTTTATGGCAATACAAATCTAAAAAACAGCAGTGAGAATACATGGCTGTATGAATGCTATCCACAAGGACAAGAAGGTAAACGCAAGCTATTTTAGGTATACCCAAACGAAACCATCCCCTCATCCACTTTGCCTACACTCTAGGAACTTTAGAAACCACCTATAACAAACCAATTAAAGAAACTAACTTAAGTTGAACTAACAAGTTTTGCTTAAATTTAGAAATGTAGCACTTTAACCCTGATTATGAAGCGTAATGGCCTTTGAAATACCCCGTAACAAAATTTACAAGCATTTAACTGCGATCTATTGTTAATATCAATGCAACAAGTATCTTAAAACAAGACTTATAGCCTTCATTTTAGTTGAAGTGTGATCACGAAGTGCGGATTAGATGCATACTGTTAAATACAGGCGTTTCTAACTCAAAGTCATACTACGAGTCGAGTGATCGGTATTTTTGGTCTTAGAATCGTTTTTAGGGGCGATTTGACGGGTATTTGAGTCATGTCAGACTGATAAGCGATTTATGGCGAGATTGATTGATGAAAAATGGCAGATTTAAAATAAATCTATTTCGAGGGGTTTTGCCTAAATTTAGATTTATTTTAAATCTAAGGCTAATGGCGATCTTTGTTGTATCTGGACGTTCCCGCGAATCGGATCGCGTTAGATGCATACTGTTAAATACAGACGTTTCTAACTCAAAGTCATACTACGAGCTGAATGATCGGTATTTATGGTCTTAAAATCGTTTTTAGGGGCTATTTAGCGGGTATTTGAGTCATGTCAGACTGATAAGCGATTTATGCTGAGATGGTATTGTTAATATTTAGTTGGTTTAAATAAATCTAAGAATATTTTGAAGGTCACTACGAATTTAATAGCGATGGATTATTATATTTACAGATCTATCAATTTCACCAAGTTCGTCTGCCATTTTATTAATTGAATTATTACTATAGAACAATCAAAAAAAAATTTGGTCTCAATGGGTTTTTATTAGAAAATATATAAAAAACAATTGTTTGCGATCAACTCCTCTTTGTTCTATGATTTGGTTTTACATCTGATACTTGGAATATATTATGACCCTATGTTTCTATTTATTAACTTACTCCGTTAACCCATTCACTAACCTTGATAGTGATAAAGAGAAAGCAAATAAAGTACGAGCTAAGATTGCTGATATTTCACATAACGATTGGAATAAATCTGAAAATGTAGAAACTACATTTAAAGGTAGTTTTATCGTTAATGGCATAACAAGAGAACAAAAAGAAGCAGCATCAAAGGATTTTGTTAAGGAACAATTTGTTCATATTTTACGTGAGTATGATGCTAGTTGTTATGACGTAAAAATAGAGTGTGAAATGATGATAAGTGAAATTTATTCAAGTTTTTCTTTTGACGTTACGTGGTCTCGACCCATATAA